TTTAATGGTAAAGTTTCTAATTTTAGATTTGTAAAAGGAACAGCAGTTTATACATCATCGTTTAAACCATCTTATAAACCATTAAAGAACATATCCAACACTAAACTTTTATGTTGCAATAATTCTAGTGTTACTGGAAGTACTGTTACACCAGGCACAATTACTTCGCAAGGTAATGCAGCAGCAAGCACAGATAGTCCATTTGACGATCCCGATAGTTTCAAGTTTGGTGAAGATGGAAAGCAACAAATAATCAAGTGTGCTAGTCATACTCATAAAACAACTGATCCAGTTCGTATCTATACAGGATGGGAACCCCAATGGGTAATGTTTAAGAACGCAACACAAGCTAGCAACTGGGCAATGTATGATGTTATGCGAGGTATTTTTATAGGTAGTGATGGACCTTCTCTTGCTGCTGATTCTAATACCGCAGAAAATGGAGTTGTAGGTCAAGGTGAAATTGTTATTCCTCATGGAGATGGTTTTACTCTTAAGTATGGACTCACTGCTGTAAATCCTGGTAATGGAGACAAAATAATTTACGTGGCAATTAGAAGATCTGATGGATATACTGCACCCACACCAGAGGCAGGAACTGAAGTATTCACTATGGATACTGGTAATGGTAGTAGTGCTGGACCTTGTTTTGATAGTAATTTTGCTGTTGATTTTGCACTAAGAAAAATTCCTGGTAGTTCTGATGATTGGTGGGCAGTTAATAGAACTACAGGTAAGAAATACTCAATAACAAATTCTATGGTTGCAGAATCTAGTCATAACGATAACCCTATGGATTATAGTGATGGTTGGGGTTCAGGATCTATAGGATCTGGTATGCAATCCTGGATGTGGAAGCGTGGACTAGGCATGGATTTCGTTAATTTCACAGGTGACAGTGTTCAGGGTCGTGATATTAGGCATAGCCTAGGGGTTGCCCCGAATATGATGTGGTTGAAGAACAGAACAAGAAGTCTTGGAGGTGGAGCAAATTGGATAGTATATGTAAGTGGAATAACTCACCTGTCAGTTTTTGGTAGTGATCCAGATAATTATGGAAATAATCCAGTAGCTTTAGAATTGAATGAAACTGAGAGAGCTCAATTTAGTGCTAGTGGTTACTGGGATCACACTCATCCGACCAGCACTCACTTTAGAGTAGGAGATACTTATCACACAAATCAAAGTGGTGAATCTATAATGGCGATTTTGTTCGCCAGCATAGATAAAATCAGTAAGGTCGGTACATTCTTAGGTAATGGCAGTAGTTCGGACAGATCACACGAATTGGGTTTTGCCCCTAGATTTTTAATTATAAAGAACGTTACTGATCAAAGTAATACTCATTGGTTAATTTATGACACTGTAAGAGGTTGGTATCCAAATACTTCTAGTGATAGCAAACGACTACACATAAACTTAAGTGATGCACAAGCTACAGAAAATATAATTCAAACAACAAGCACAGGATTTAAGACTAATTCTTCAAGCACTTGGACAAACTCTAATGACGATAGGTTTATCTATTATGCTCATGCATAGGACAGTTTAAGAACTGTCACACCATTCGTTAACTCGGCAATATCTGTGTTATAATAAGTCCATCAAATAATTTCCATTGATGAAATATTCGTTATCGGACAAACTACTATTTGTCACCACGTTCCTCATTTTTATGAATTGGGGTGTACGTCTAACTCAGTCCGCCATTATCTTCGTTTATTGATGAAAGCAGAATTTCTTTGTGTTAAACCCAAGTCTCCTACTGCGGAGGACAGGTTTAATAATGATATGGATCGTCTACATTCATGTCGTATAGTCAAACGTGAGCATGGTAAGGTTGTGCTTGCATCTATTTCTCGTAGGTATTCTTTTGAGATCTTTGAGGGTGGAGATGACAACTGGGAAGTTGTTAAATAACTAAACTTACATTCTGAATCACATGAAGGATCAAAACACATTAGAAAAGAAACTGACTTCGTTTGAGAAGTGGGATGCTGCACATTCTATTTTTTTAGAATCGTTGTTGAAAGCGGATAATCATCTCAGATCATGCGCTCATAACCAACAATGTTATGACGAGTTGATGGAAATTAGAGACTATGTTGTTGATATGACTAGGAAGATGCACAACCCTCGTAAATATATCGAATGATTGCGGAACTCTAAAGAGAATCTAAAATTTATAGATAAGTCATATAACTATGTTATAATATCAACACACACCACCATAGAACTATGATTAATCTAGACGAACGATACCTATCCTACATGGATGGTAGTAAGAAAATGAGAATAGATGGCATAGAAGAAAAGGTTGAGTCTTATGGTTGGCACTGCGATGGTAATGATATAAAAGGACATTACGTTACGACAGAGAATTATAAATTATACTACGATATGGAAGGACTGTTCACTAAGATGGTGACACTCCGAGAACTGTCACACGCCCTTTCATAATCCAAGATTTTCTGTTATAATACATGTATTGAGAATTAAATGTATTGATTAAACTACGATTACATCAACAAGATGCTTTAGATGTAATGCAGTTACAATCTAAAGGTCAGGTGATTGTTCCCACTGGTGGTGGTAAAACAATGTGTATGATTGAGGATGCTAAGATACAATTTGCAAGTAGTTTACCTAAGACTATTGTAATTGTTGCACCTCGCATACTATTAGCACAGCAATTATGTGAAGATTTCTTAGAACTAATTGATAATGTAGATGTACTCCATGTTCACTCAGGAGAGACACATCACAAGAGTACAACTAAAGCAGACGAGATAGATTACTGGGTTAATAATAATACAGATAATGTATTGATATTTACAACATATCATTCATTACATAGAGTACAAGAAAGTAATATTCAGGTGGATGCAATATACTTTGATGAAGCACATAATAGTGTTCAGAAGAACTTTGTTGAACCAACTGAGTTCTTTTCAATGTATGCAAAGCGTTGCTATTTCTTTACTGCTACACCTAAACATTCTAAGACTCCTTTTAAGATAGGAATGAATGATGAGGACATCTATGGTAAAGTTATAGTCAACGTACCAGCACCTCGGTTAGTAGATGAAGGACATATATTACCACCTAAAGTTAAGATCAAGAAGATAGATGTAGTAGAAGATAGTAGATTCAAACATGAGCATGATTGTGACCATGTAATATCAACTATTGATGATATTGACATTGATAAAGTATTAGTCTGCGCTAGATCTACCAAACAGATTGTTAATCTAGTATCTCAATCTGACTTCTGCATTGAACTTAATGCTCGTGGTTATGACTGGATGTATATAACTGCAAAGACTGGTGGTGTTATCAATGGTAAGAAAGTAGATCGTGATGAGTTCTTCACTACACTTAATCAGTGGGGTAATGATGATACTAAGAAGTTCGTTGTATTACATCATAGTATATTATCTGAGGGCATAAATGTCAAAGGATTAGAGGCAGCAGTATTCTTAAGAAACATGGATTACATTACTATTAGTCAGACTATTGGTAGAGTAATAAGAAAGGGAAATGATACTAAGACTTATGGGTTGATTTCTGTACCAGTATATGATAGAGTGGGTATATCTACATCACGCAAAGTTGAGGCAGTTGTTGATACTATTTTCAATCAGGGTGAACCAGCAATTTCTGTAATTACACGATGAAAGATATAATATTATTTGGTGATTGTCGAGAGACACTTAAACAATTCGATGAAAAAGCTAGGTGCTGTGTGACATCTCCACCTTACTATGGTCTTCGTGATTATGGGGGTGAGGATAATCAAATAGGACAGGAACAATCACCAGAAGAATATATTGAAGAGATGGTAAATGTCTTTAGGTTAGTAAGAGATAACCTAACAGATGATGGTACATTGTGGTTGAATATTGGTGATAGTTATTATAATTATAGGAAAGATAGTTGCATACCTAAACAAACATTTACAAATAGTAGACAAGATCTACCAAAGACTACACCTCGTAGGAGTAATAAACTTGTAGGTTATAAAGATAAAGATTTAATTGGAATACCTTGGATGTTAGCATTTGCATTAAGAGCAGACGGATGGTATTTAAGACAAGATATTATATGGCATAAACCTAACCCAATGCCAGAAAGTGTGAAGGATAGATGTACTAAATCACATGAATATATCTTCCTCTTAAGTAAGAGTAAGTATTATTATTATGACAATGAAAGTATAAAAGAACCAGCACAAGATTGGGGTACAAGAGATAGAACTAACGGCAAATATCACAATGAAGGTACAGGTTTACAACCTCATTCTGGACTCACTAAATCATACTCAAAGAGGAATAAACGTAGTGTATGGAGTATAAACAAGAAACCATATAAGGGTGCTCATTTTGCAACTTATCCTGAAGAGTTAATTAAACCATGTATATTAGCAGGTAGTGAGAAGAATGATATTGTGCTTGATCCATTTATGGGAAGTGGCACAACCGCAGCAGTAGCAAGGAGTTTGGGACGGTATTATATTGGATGTGAACTGCATGAAGATTACAATAAGTTAATAGGTGAACGTATACCAGTTGATATTACAAAGCTTTTATGATATACTATTCAATATAAAACCCCCTATTTTCATAGAGGGTTGTTGGTATATTTAATTTGATTCATTCGTTAAGTGAGCATATCCTTGCAGACTCGTTTGCAACTTGATTGATCATCTTCACATTCAATGAGACAATTAAAGTAATCATTGAGTAACTGATTCTGGTAATCTGTTGTTTCCTCTAATTGAGTAACATTAGATCTCCAACCTTCTAATTGATTATGTGACATTAAGTTGTGCATTTTAAACTCCGATTGAATTTAATTCATAATATACTACTATTTATTCATTTTGTCATCAATTACTGACATTTATTACACACTTCGCAATAAAGATTATGATTACTAAAGAGAAAGTAAGAAACCAAGTTAAGAGTAGGTTCTATTACTTATTCTGGGGTATTGCAACCTTTTCTGTAGTTGCTGGTCAATTATATGTTGGTTCAGGTTACAGAATATTTGCAAGATCATTGAATAGAATATTTGATACTGTTGAATTAGAAGTTAGAGGAGATTATTATAGAGAAGAAAGATTCTACTGATAATATATAACAATGAGTACACGATCTTTCAATGTGAAGAGTATAAAAACATCAGATATTGAACGTATGGTTGACCAGTTGGTTGAAGAATATAATATTAATGATGAGGATAGTTTCAGTTTATCTTTAAACTTATATTCATGGTTTGAAGAACACGAGTATATTATTGAAGACTAATTCACCCTACTAATTGATACTAATGTATGAACCTAAGATAGATGATTATGTTATTTGGAAACGACCCAATGGAGATATAGACGAGGGATGGGTATATTTTAAGGGTGATCCAGTTGACAATGAAAAAAGAAATAAACAAGGATGGAATTCAGTTTCACAGTATATAACTATAGAGATTCATGTATATCCAAAGAAAGATTGTAGATATACTTCTGGCAAACCAATGAGACATAAGAACGTACATTGCTTGCTAATATGTAATCAACAGAACTGGAATGAGTTGGAATATGTAAAGAATAGAAGAGAATATAATATGGCAGATGGTTATAAATCGCAAGAGGGAAGACATCCAGACTATTAGGACAATCAACAAAGTGGCACAAGCTTTACCCCACTGACCCTAAAATGATGTATTATATAAATGTTGAGGGAACTCAACTGCTGCAACCCCCTTTAGTAGTTTCAGGGTTGGAGGCGATAGGAAACTACTAGGAGATCACTAGGTTTCTAACTACTCTGACACACTTGACTTAGTACCTGTAATTAGACTCAGTAAATGGGTTAGCATCAGGTGAAGCACCTCTTGAGCAAGTAAGAAGCAGAGACATGATGTTAGAGTAATTTACTTACCCTAGTCTCTAACAATTACACACTTGCATTTTTGTTACTTATGGCAACTAGGAGAAGAACTTCAGCAGTTAAATCTACAACTGCTAAGAAAACACCTAGAACTGTTGTTAAGAAAACCACTGTAACTCCAGCAAAAAGTGTAAATAAGATTACACAGATTGAGGCAGTTAAAGTGACAGAAACACCAGTTAAAAATGTTGAAAAGAAAGTAAGAAGATCTGTAAGAGAATTAGATGGACTAGAGTTAATCTTACTCCCTCTATTATATCTTGAAGATTTCACAAAAAGACTTATCAACAACCAGTTTTAGAACTGGCACACACAACCCCCATTTGGGGGTTTTTTAGTTTATAATAATAGTATGAAAAACACACACATGGAACACCCTGAAGATTTGGTATTAAGTGGTGATCTAAGTGTATTAAACTGGTTCACTGCTGATTCTAAAATATCAGTTAAGATTGATGGTTCTCCAGCAATAGTTTGGGGTACTAATCCTGCCACTGGCAATTTCTTTGTTGGTACTAAATCTGTATTCAATAAAGTTAAAATCAAGATCAATGAATCGCATGAGGATATTGATACTAACCATACTGGTAAAGTAGCAAGAATCTTGCATGAATGTTATGACAATTTACCATTTTTGGATGGCATTTATCAAGGTGACTTTATAGGATTTGGTGGTGATAATGTATATCAACCCAACCTAATTGCATACGCTTTCAGTAAAGTTATTGATCAACCTATTATCATTGCACCACATACTTATTATGAGGCACATGATGATTTGAGGAACGCAGTTGTTAAACCTTTTGAGTTTAATTGGGCAGACAATGAGTATGTTAAGTGGATAGAACCAGAAGCAGAGATAGATTTAGATGTTGATAGTATCACCACTAAATGTAACTTTGCAAAGCAGATTGCAACACTATGTGAGTTCCCCGATAGAACTATTGTTGCACGAGTTAAGAAGAATCTCAATAAATGTATCAAAGAGGGTGTAGAATTAGATGATCTAGTATTACACGCACTCGCAGATTACAATCATATTGATATAAATGTCCTCAGATTGTGGAAGTTAGTATCAACAATCAAGATGCAGATGTTAGATTATATTATGGTTGAAGATAATGTAGAATGTTATATCAATGGTGAAGATGTTGGGCATGAAGGTTATGTTCTACACAACGAATTTGGTTCTTATAAGATTGTAGATAGGGATGTATTTTCTAGAGCAAACTTTCTAATTCAAAGACCATGAATACATTTACACAACATCTAGAGCAAAATGTTAATTGGGATAAGGTATTTGGTGTAGTTGATTCTTTATACTCAGATAAAGGATTTACATCAAATGCTGATAACTTTGCAAGGGCAACTATGGTAGAGAAAGCTATAGATAAGTTCTCTAATTTAGAAAGAGTTGATAAGAATGGATACGATTTTGTATTTGAGGATAAGAAAGTAGAGTTAAAGATGGGTAAGAACTTATTCTATAAGAGGAAAGATCCTAAAGCAACTAAGAAGTTTAAGGTTAAATCTTTTCTTAGTGAGACTAAAACAGTAGAAGACTTTAAACAAATTAGTACATACGATTACTTGCTTGTTATAGATTTAACAGCACGAAGAGTTGTAGTTGTTAATGATGAACACGCAAGAAGTTTATATACAGAAGGTGCGGATGGTGCTATGATTAGACTGAATGAAGGTGATTACTATGAGTGTAATTTACCTGAAATAAGTGTTACTCTACCACCTACAAATCTATCTGTATTCTACAATCAAGCAGATCAATCTTATTTGGATTTCTAACAATGACTATTTGCACATCAGGTGATAAGTATTGCTCTTATATTGCCTTTGATGCTTACAAATACTTCTGTAATCATCACTCTGGAGATACATTCAGCAACAAGGAAATTGAGGTACATTATTGTGACTTAACCGAGGATAATGTACTTGGTTGGTGTGAACGAGTGGATGAAGATTCATGGTTAGTTACTATACATAATGCTCTAGGATATGAGGAGCATTTTAGAACATTATTCCATGAATTTACCCATGTAGTTCAAGACATTTTTGGCATCAAAGATGAGGGGATAAGAGAATCTCAAGCATATCAGATTGAAGGCACTATGTATAGACAAATGTGTGACAGTTTAAAAAGTGTCCCCTAATGCCCCTAAAATCGTCTGTAACCGTTATAATAGAAGAGTACAAGGGATTTTACCACTATGGCATCTTTAACTGAAAGAGTTCTGGACTGGACACAATCCTATTGTGATTCATTAACAGAGAACTATAAGCAACATTCAATTAGAATGTTTGCTGGATCTGATTCTGACTATTCTAAAAGAAGGTTAGAAGATGTAAAGAATGGCACTGCTAATCTTACTAACTTTGTTATTAAGAATGGTCGCAAGTATTACAAGATCATGCAACGTGAATTCGATACATTTCAAGATCGTAATGAATGGAGAGAAGGAAGTGTTCATGCTTTCGTTGATAAGAATACTGGTGAAGTTTACAAACCAGCATCATACAATGCACCAGCAAAGTATGTTCGTTATGATATGAGAATCATCAATCAACGTGAGCAATTACATGATCCAACATTTACAGGTTGGGCAGGTGGTTATCTTTACTTGAGGTAATCTGATGACTACATTAACATTTAAACCTATCACTTCTCACACTAGAAGTGGTAGGTCAGGCAAACACATTATGTGTCCTATTTGTAAATCTGTATCCAAAGTTTATCATTTTAGTTGGTCTGCAATCTCTTGTCAGCACTGCTATTCTGATGTTGATAAATTACATTGGAGTGTAGAGGTTAAATGACAATTAACAAAGAACATTCAGTTAATATTAATATTACTGAAACAGTAGAACAATTCTATCCTAAGTTAACATCTGATGAGATAGAAATGATTTCCATTGATATAAAAAAGAAGTGGGATTATGCTGCTATGTTTACTGAAATGAGAGAACATATTAAAGAATATTGTTGTTTTGCAAGAATAGATTTAACCAACAAAGATGGTGTTTACTCTGGAGATTAACTCACTATGGCAATTTATGATGATGTAAAGATCACGATTAATTTAAATGAATTAGTCGAGATTAGGGCAAAGCTTTTAACTCAATACGAGAATTATGCCACTAAAGTAAACAATGGAGAATATCTTGATAAGAATGATATAGATCGAATTGCAGTAAATTTGAGAGAAACTTTAACATTTGATACGATATTTCAAATGATAGATGAATCTATCCTAGAATATTTGGATTTAAATGAGAAGAATCCAAGTACAACTATTGAAACGATTGAGTTAACAATGGAGAAAGAAAAGAAGGAAAGAGAGAAACAATTCAAGAAACAGTTTGAGTTAGTTAGCATAGTCAATCCTTCATGGACAATAGAAGTACCGAGGATAAAAAGATGACTGAGTATCAATGGGATGAGGAATTTTACCGTCAAATAGTTATAGATCATAACTATAGATTTCCAAAGTTCAATCACATCGACTATCCTATATTAAAGAACAAAAGTATAAACAAAGCTTGTGACAGTTCTCAAACTGTCCACTAATCCCCCATTTGACCCTAAAATCGTGTATTATATAAGAGTGGAGGGGCAAAGACACCCTACCACTTGTAAATTTCGATTTAATTGTTTATGTCAACTCTAGCAAATGAAGTCATTTTTGAGACATTATTTGATGAGACATTAGACGAGTTAGGTATAAACAAAGATTCACCATTTTATGCTGATGCTTATAAGATAGCACAGCAGATTGCAATGGACAAGTTTCTATCTAACAACCCTTAATTCACTTCACTAATTATCAATCATGTCACAAACATTTCGCACATTAACTATCACTGAAGCAGAAGAGACTGCATTAGTTGAGATCATACGTTACTTCATTGATATGGGTCTTCCAGAGAATGTTAACAACGATGATTACAATTCTCTAACTGATAAAGTTTGCGAACCTGCTTTCTGGGAGTATAACTAACTCCCTCTTTTACTGTCCTTTATTAACATTTTTATCATGTTTAAATCTGAATCATTTGGGAGAATCTTCTGGGTTGATGATAACAATGACTTCAAATCATGCCCACAAAATATAGACGGAACTGGTGATTTTGACTGTTCTGACTATGTTTCAGAGTGGGATGACTGGGAAGGAGTTGATTATGATAAACTCTTTAATATTCACCAAGCGTGTGTAATTAACAAGCACAATCACAACAATTCACTAACAATCAACGGAGGTGTATAATGAAGGATAAATCACAATTAGAGAAGGATATTGCATTTCTTATTGATGAATGTGATCAAGATGATGTAGGAATAGGCAACGTATTGCGTGCTTGTGAAGAACTTGGAAACATAAGTGCAGAATACTTTGCAGATGAATTTGTAGTGCCTGTATATAAAGATGAGGATCAAATATATGATGATGATTATCTAAACATAGCAGACTTTAATTCACTTTATTGGGGGCAATTCAATGACTGAACTATTAAACAGTTACACATTTGAAGCAAAGAAAATTGTATATTATTCAGTAACAGTTGGTGCAGAAAATAAGAC